GCGGCCTTCGGGCCGCTGTATCTTTAGAAAGTATCAAATGGCTGTTATTTATTTGAAACACCCCGAACATGGGGTTAAAGTGGCGTGTCTCGACCTAGAGGCCGAAGCCGATATTGAGAACGGCTGGGAGAGGTTCGACCCAAATGACGACATACAGTTGCTATCAGCAAATAGTGGGGGCGATGAGGCTTCTCGGAGTGTTAGCCGAAGGAGAAACGCCTTCCGCCGAGACAGCGAATGACGCGCTTTTTGCGCTGAATCAAATGATTGACAGTTGGAATACCGAACGACTGTCGGTGTTCTCAACGCAAGATCAAGTATTCAACTGGCCGTCAGGTGAACGTAATCGCACGCTAGGGCCGACTGGCGACTTTGTGGGTTTACGTCCTGTATTGCTGGACGACGCGACTTATTTCCGCGATCCGCAGACTAATGTGTCTTACGGCATTAAATTTATTAACCAGCAACAATACGATGGTATTGCTGTCAAGACGGTAACGTCTACTTACCCGCAAGTTATATTTACCAATATGACCTATCCAAACATTGATATGGTCATTTATCCAGTCCCTTTAAGACTGTTAGAATGGCATTTTATCTCTGTTGAAAAACTATCTGAACCAGCGCTTCTTTCGACAGAAATGTCTTTCCCGCCAGGATACTTGCGGGCTTTCCGTTACAATCTGGCTTGTGAGCTTGCGCCTGAGTTTGGCGTCGAGCCATCGCCTACGGTCAGCCGTATCGCTATGTATAGCAAGCGCAATCTGAAGCGCATCAATAACCCTGACGATATTATGGCTCTGCCTTACAGCATTGTTGGCACGCGCCAGCGCTATAATATTTACGCAGGGAATTACTGATGGTCGCAACGCCTATCCTCGGCTCTAGCTATGTCACCCGCAGTCCAAATGCGGCTGACAACCGAATGATTAATTTGTTCCCTGAAGTTATCCCTGAAGGCGGAAAAACCGCCGCATGGCTTCAGCGTGCGCCAGGATTACGTTTGCTTACCCGTGTAGGTTCAGGGCCAATCAGAGGTCTTTGGACATTTGCCGACCCTAACACAGCGGTTTCTTACGGCTATGTTGTGTCGGGAACTAAACTCTATAAATTAGCGACTGATTATACTTTCACCGAACTTGGCACCGTTGTTGGCACTGGTCAGGTCAACATGGTCGATAACGGCACGCAGCTCTACATCGCTGCGGGCGCAAAGGGATATATCTACAACGCCAATACAAACGTCTTTGCGGAGATCACCGATGTTGACTTTTATGGCGCAGTTGGTGTCGGTTTTCTGGATGGTTACTTTGTTTATAATGAACCAAACAGCCAGAACATATGGGTTTCATCCCTTAACGACGGCACAGCGGTAGATCCGACAGACTACGCCAGTATTGACGGCTCGCCTGACAATCTTGTCACGCTGCTTGTCGATCACCGCGAAGTCTGGTGCTTTGGCTCTAATTCCATTGAAGTCTGGTATAACGCAGGTCTTCCAACATTTCCGCTCGCACGTATTCAAGGCGCGTTCAACGAAATCGGTTGTCTTGCGGCTTACTCAGTAGCCAAACTCGACAATGGCATTTTCTGGCTCGGCGCTGACGCGCGCGGTAACGGTATCGTCTATCGGTCAAAAGGCTATTCGGGCGAGCGCGTCTCGACGCACGCCGTTGAATGGCAGATCCAGCAATACACTAATCTTTCAGATGCTGTCGGTTATACATATCAACAGGACGGTCATAGCTTCTATGTCCTCAACTTTCCGACCGCTGATACGACATGGGTGTATGACGTAGCCACACAGGTCTGGCATGAGCGGGCTGGCTGGGAAAATGACGCCTTCACCCGCACACGCGGTAACTGCCAGATGAACTTTAACAACACGATTGTTATCGGAGACTATCGCGTTGGTGAATTATACGCCTACGATCCTAACGTCTATTCAGAAGCAGGCACAATTCAAAAGTGGCTCCGCTCTTGGCGCGCACTTCCGACAGGCCAGAACAATCTAACCCGCACGACGCAGCATAGTCTTCAACTAGATTGTCAAGCGGGCGTTGGCCTTGAAGGCGTTGATTACGAGTATTTAAACGGTCTGTTTCTCATAACGGAGAGCGGCGACCGTCTTATTACCGAGTCTAATGATTATATTATAGCGCAAGGCGCTCCGCTTGCCCCGGGCGTTGACCCGCAGGTTATGCTGCGCTGGTCGGATGATGGCGGTCATACGTGGTCTAACGAGCACTGGAAATCTATGGGCCGTATAGGTCAAACAGGCTATCGCACGATCTGGCGGCGGCTTGGCATGACGTTGAAATTGCGTGATCGGGTGTATGAGATCTCTGGCACTGATGCGGTGAAGATCGCTGTCATGGGCGCAGAACTGCACATGAGCCCGACCAATGCCTGACGTAGTTAATAACACACAGATACCGGCAGCTCGCGTCAAGATGAACGACGACGTTACGGGCTTCGTTAATCGGCCTTGGTATCGTTGGTTTTTTAATACTTATACGGCTGTTGAAGCCGGACGCCGGTATGGGTCATTTTATAGCACGACATCTTTTACGCCTGCCGTTATTAATACGGCGTATGCGCTCACTTTTAATAACACTTTTAAACGCGCTGACGGATCTAATTTAACTTATGGTGTTTATGTTGGCACGCCAACATCGCGTATTTATGTAGACAATACAGCCACTTACAATTTTCAGTTTTCTGCACAATTAAAAAAAACGGGTGGCGGAACATATAATATTTATATTTGGCCTCGCGTTAACGGCGTCAATGTAGATGATTCGGCTACGCAAGTTACTTTAACGGGCGGCGCTAACGCCGCGTCTGTTGCGGCGTGGAATTTTGTGCTAAACCTTCAGCTAGGCGATTATTTTGAGCTGATATATTTGGTTGACAATACAAATATTACGATCCCGTATGTGGCTGCTTCTGGTTCAATACCCGCAATTCCTTCGGTCATTCTGACCGTAACAAGTAGTGTAGGTGGTTAAATGGCTGTTCTTACGCCAGTTGCTAAGATGCAATTCCTTGATGCGACAGGCGCTCCGCTTGTTAACGGTCTTCTTTATACTTACGCAGCGGGCACAACAACGCCTCAAGCGAGCTATACGGACTCGACAGGTGCTACGGCTAACACTAACCCTGTTGTCCTAGATGCGCGCGGCGAAGCGAATATCTGGCTGGCGTCTGCGACGTATAAATTTAAACTTGCGTCTTCAGATAATACTGAACTTTGGACGGTTGATAATATCTCCGCGCCTACCTCGTCGCTGTCACCTGTTCTATCGGGCAACGTAACGATTGACTCTGACTCGGCTGGCCCTGCGCTTAAGATCACACAGACAGGCACCGGCCCTGTGTTGCGCGTGCAGGACAGCGTAGACCCTGACGTTACGCCTTTTATTATTGACTCTACAGGTCAGGTGGGTCTTGGAACGCAATCGCCGTCAACAGCTTTTGACGTTAATGATGGCGTCATTCAGCTATCTAGTAGCGGCGTGTCGCGCACGACCATATCGGCAGACGCGTCTAACTCGACAATAAACTCGCCAAGCACGCGCGGGCTTATCCTCTCAACTGGCGGCACACCGCGCATTACTATAGCGAGCGGCGGCGGCACGACATTATCGGGCGCGCTGACTGTATCGTCAGGCGGCGCAAATATTACGGGCACCGTAACAGCTACGACTTTTACGGGCGCGTGGACAAACTTACCGGCTGGAACGGTCATGTTGTTCGTGCAAACATCTGCGCCTACAGGCTGGACGAAATCAACGACACATGACAATAAAGCGCTTCGCGTCGTGTCCGGCGCAGCCTCGTCAGGAGGCTCTGTAGCATTTACGACAGCTTTTGCTTCTCAAGGCGTCAGCGGCACAGTTGGTAGCTATACGCTGACAACAGCCGATATACCGGCGCATAACCATACCGCAACATCGACAGTTACGGATCCAGGTCACGCGCATACAATAACTACAGGAACAAGAGCTGGCGATGGCTCCGGCGCAGATTATTGGATTGCTGGCACAACTACAACTAGAAACGCTAACTCAAATACAACAGGCATCACGGTTGCCACGACCACGGCTAATACAGGCGGCGGCGGCGGCCATACCCACAGTTTCACCGGCACGGCAATTAATCTTGCCGTTCAGTATGTAGACGTTATCATCGCAACGAAAGATTAAACATGGAGCTGAAGAACGGAACTTTTTGTCCTTTAATCAAGAAAGATTGCGTGCAACTTAAATGTGCGTGGTTTACGCTTCTCAGGGGCACAAACCCCAACACGGGCAAAGAAGTAGACGAATGGATGTGCGCTGTGACGGCGCTACCTATGTTGCAAATCGAAGTCGCCAAAGAAGTCCGTCAGGGCGCAGCGGCAACTGAATCGTTCCGTAATGAAGTAGTTGGTGTAGCACAGACTCCACAGGTTAGATTTTTAAGTAACTCGTGATATAAAGAGGCATTATGGCTGACCCGTTCACACTAGCCCTTTTAGGAAGCACCGCAGCAAGCGCGCTCAGTAGTGGGGCGGGCTATGCGGCTTCACAGCGTGCGGCTGGCACACAGGCCCAGGCTGCTCAACAAAGCGGTATGTTGGGTTACATCGCTCAACAGCAAGCGCTTGAACAAGCGCGCCAAATGGCTGAGAAAGGCGCGGCTGCGAGCCGTGAATTTTACGGCAAAGGCACGGGCGACGTAAGAGAATTTTACGGCAAAGGCGCACAGGATTTAAGAGATTTTTACGGCAGAGGCGAAAGTGCTCTTACTGACTACTATGGTCGGAGTCGTGGGGATCTTCTAGGTCAGGCGCAGCGCGGCGAAGACATATCGCGTGAACTTTACGGCCAAGGCGTAGCGGCTCAAGAGCCCTATACGACCGCAGGAGCCGGAGCAACGAACCGATTAGCAGCGCTTTATGGCGCTGGCGGTGACTATACACGCCAACCGACGCTTGCCGAAATACAGATGGATCCTGGCTATGAGTTCCGTCGTCAGCAAGGCGAGCAAGCTCTACAGCGCTCGATAGCGGCTGGCCTTGGTGGCGCAAGTCGTGGCGGCGGCGCACTAAAGTCAATGGCTGATTACAGCCAAGGGCTTGCCAGCCAAGAATACGGCAACGCATATAACCGTTTCATGGCTAACCGCGCTCAAGCCGTGCAAGGACTACAGAACCTATCTGGCGTCGGCGCGGGGGCGGCGGGCACCGTATCGCAGCTTGCGGGCAGCATGGGTAATGCGCTTGCGGGTAATCGCTTCAATGTCGGATCTAATCTCGCTAACATGGCTACAACAACGGGCGGTAACATCGCTCAAGGCGCATTTAACACTGGCGCTAACTTAGGCCAAGCTGCGTCTACAACGGGCGCTAATCTTGGTAATCTAGCGTCTAATGCTGGCGGCACTGTATCTGGCGCGTATACAGGGCTTGCAAGTCCTCAGATGACGGCTTTAGCGGCTGCTAACCCTTATGCGTCGGCTATTGAGAACGTAGGTCAAGCACGCGCGTCAGGTTACATGGGCGGCGCATCAGCGCTACAGAGCGCGCTCAATACGCCAGTCAACGCCATGATGGCGTATGGCATGGCGGATCGTTTTGCTCCTAAGCAACAATCGCCGTTCCCAAAAAGTTATAGAACATCTATGTATGGCGCTCAGCCTGACATATTCAATCTATTCGGGTGATATAAATGCCAGTAGATTACACAATAGCTTCGCGCAATGCCCTAGCGAACACGGCTCCTGACTTTACGAACATGCTGGCTCAATACCAGATGATGGGCGCTCGCGCTCAACAGCAACAGCTTCAACAGCTTGAATATGAGAAGTTGCAGCGTGAGATGGAGCGTCAAAATCAATTAACTGGCATATTAGGCGGCGCGGACATTAGATCGCCCGCAGCCTATAATGCGTTAGCAAAAGCTGGTTATTTACCTGAAGCATTAAGCGTTATGAGCGCGCAAGAACAAGCTGCTATGCACGCTGCTACGGCTGCAAATCAACGCGGGACGTTAGGTATTAGACAACAAATGTTGCCATACGAAATGGCAGAAAAAGAAGCCCAAGGCATTAAAGAACAGAGATTAGGTAAAAAAGCTTTAGCAGAAGCTGACTCTGCGATGTTAGACCTTGTAACTAAAAGAACTGGGATAGCGCGCGATTTGTTATCTAATATGGATGAAAATAATTACGCGGATTTAAAAGAAGAAGTAAGAAGATACGATCCTAAAATAGCGGAACATTTATCTGAAAACTTTGATCAAAAACAAATTCAAAAATATCTTAACACAGCGGACTCATATCGTAAGCAAATTGAAGAAGAACAAAAACGTCGCGGCGAAATTGAATATGTAGACCGCGTAAATCCAAAAACAGGATATAAAGAAAAAGTCGCTATTCGTAAATATGCACCTGAAGAAGGTGGCAAAGTTGTTCCTGGCACTGAAGGATTGGCTACTGGCGGGCGCATTCATAGCCAACCAATGCCAGGAGTTCCTGGCGCGGTACTTCAAAGTAATGAAGACACTGGCGAGAATTGGCTAACATATCCCGCGCAGCCTGGAGAACGACCTGTTACGACGGGGGTTCCTATTACGCCTACGCCAGGACAACCTAAACCAGATCTTCGCGTAGACATGACCGCGCCTCCAGGCGCGCCAAGAAACGCAGGATTAACAGGCATTCGAGCTGCCGCGCCTTTAGGTTCACCTGAACGTGGTCGTCAAGATGTGATGCAACAGATCTTAACTGCCGGTGCATATAACCCCGACACGGGCGTGGATCTTATTGAGCCTGTATTAGGACGCGCGTCTAGCGGTATGTTAAGCGCAAAAGGAACTGATATTGCGCGTAAATTTGGCCGCGATAGCGCGGCAGCGCGAGCTGATACAGATCTTAAGCGTATCTCGGCTGACCTTACGCAAGCTTTTGCGGGTAATAGACTTGCAACAGCCGGCGTAGCGGCGTCTGAAGCAGATCGTTTTGAAAAGCAAGCCGGTGATATCGGCAATTCCGATTTGACTATCGGCGAGCGTTTAAATGCTTATCGCAGCATTAAACGAAATGCTACACGTTTATTAGGCGTAGAATATAAGAATCCTTATGACCCGCAAGGTATTAGAACTGAAGGTGTCATGCGCCAGCGTGTTGAAGAATCACCAAATGGATTTACCGTAACAGATCCTACTGGTTCATCACATACTTTCAGTGATCGCAAACAAGCAACTGAATTTTTAACTTATATCCAGCGCATGGAAGTAGGAAAACGATAATGGTTGACTACGCTGCAATCGCTAAAAGATTTGGCGCTAAAAGCGATGTAGCGGGCGAAGTATCTTTTGCGCCTGAACAGGCAGCGCAACTTCGGAAATCTTTTCCTTACTTTAGAGAGGAAGAACAACCTACAGCGGCAGGCCCAGATTACGGCGCTCTTGCGCGTCAGTTTGGTGCAGTCTCCACTGAAGCTGCGCCGCAAGTGCCAGTAACTGAAGACGCTATGCCTTATCAACGCCGCACATGGCCTGAAGCCATTTTGGAAGGCGTCACAAACATTCCTTCCAGCGGGTATAAATTTGGCGCTGAAACACTGTCTATGCTTAACCCTATGAATATTCCAGAAACTGCTAGAGGTTTGGAATTAACAGGGTATGGCGCGATGCGAAAGGTAGCTGAGAAAGCGCTGCCAACAACTGCGTTTGCATATCTTTCTAAATTAGAGAATCCTGACTTCGCCGCGCAGGCTCAACAAGCCGCTGAAGCGGCAGGCGGGCATTATGCTCGATATTTTACAGAAGACGGCTGGAAAGAAGCTATTGCCACAGATCCTGTAGGAACGATGGCTGATCTTTCTATGATCGCTAGTGGTATTGGAGGCGGACTTCGCGCGGCTGGACGCACAGCGGCGCGGACACCGGCTTTGGCGCAGCCCCTTCAAGCCGGCGGCGCGGTAATAAATGCGCCGCGTTTATCTCAGGCTGCGCGCCCATTTGAACAGTTTGGACAAGCCATTGATCCATTGCGGTTAGCCGCAGGCGGCATTCAAAATGCTGCAATTCCTTTGATGGCTAAAGGAACTGAGTTTGCTAATCGTATTGCTGCGCCTCGCTATTATGCGCTTCAACAAGCCGTTGGCGATAAAGGCGCTCCTATAATTAATGCATTACGTTCGCCTCAAGCGCAGCTTGTTCCAGGGACGCAACCTACTGCCGGCGCTGTTGCGTCTGGAGTCCCGTCTACAGGTTTTGCGGGCCTTTTGATGTCAGCGATGAAAGAAGCGCCAGATCAATTCCGCGCGGTTGAACAGGCAAATATAGCCGCACGACAAAAAGCGCTTGAAACTGCGGCAGGTGGCCCTAAAGGTGTTGAAACCGCGCGTGCAAGACGCGAAGGTATAACCGCACCGATGTATGAAGCGGCTAAAAAGATAAAAGTGCCTGAAGATGCGACATTGCAAGAATTAATGTCACGTCCTGTTATTGGCGATGTTGCACGCGTTGCGCGGGATATTGCTAAGAATAAAGGTGAAGCATTTAAGATAGGCGAAACAGCCCCTGCACAAACTGTTGCGTCTGCAATTTTGGATGAGTTTGGACGCCCAGTTACGCGAGAGATGCCTGCAACAATGGCTGAATATTCAGTCCGTGATCTTCATAATATGAAGACAGCTATGGATCGAATAATAACAAAAGGCCCAAGAGAATTTGCAATTGAGCGCATGGATTTGAACGCGTTACGCGCGGCGCGTAAAGATTTTGTTAATTGGCTTGATTCCAATGTCCCTGAATACGCTGCCGCTCGCGCTGAATATGCACGCCTTAGTAAGCCTGTAAACCAAGCAGAAGTGTTGTCTTACCTCAAAGATACGCTTGAGGGCGTTATGAAAGGTGAGCAACGCGGGCGGGCGTTTGTCAAGGCTGCGGCGAAAGATGCGCCTAAAACTATTCAACGCGCGATAGATGCAGCCCCGCGCTATCAAGATTTGAATCAAATACTTGAGCCTAAACAAATAGAGCTAGTTAAAAACATTGCGCGTGATTTGGAGCGTGAAGAACAGTTCGCCGATTTAGCTGCTTGGCGCGGACAGATGGGGCCAAAAGCCGCTAAGATTGGTGAAGAAGCATCATTTAGAATCCCGCAAGTTATTACAGATTTTACCGCTGTGTTAGCCACCCGCGTCTTTAAGGCTTTTCAAGGTAAGGTAGGCGAACAAGAAGCTATTAAAATAGCTATGGCTAATCTTGATCCAAAAGCTATGGCGGTCTTGTTAGGCGAAGCCATGATGGCTGGCCGTAAAATGAAAACCACGGTGGAGAAACGCGCGCAAGTTATGAAAAACGCTGCGGCGGTTATGCGTAGTCCTCAAATGCTCGCGGCACAGAGGGGTTATAACGCGATGGTAGAAGAACCCCTTAATGCGATGGCGAGATGACACCAATGGCTGAATATCAAGTGTTTTTTGATGTCGCCGTTGGCGTGATCGGCGTCCTGGGCGGATGGGTATTGAATACCGTCTGGGGCGCTGTCAAAGATCTGCAAGTTGCCGATAAAGAATTAGCCGAAAAGGTCGGCGAGATTGAAGTTCTTGTCGCTGGCCGCTACGTTACCCGCGATGAGTTTAACACGACACTTAGTCAAGTATTTATCAAGCTCGACACCATCAGAGATATCGTTAGCCATAAGGCAGATAGATGAAAGAGAACTACGCGCAAGCTCTCAAGCAAGTTCTCAAATATGAGGGCGGCTACGTTGACCACCCAAAAGATCCAGGCGGCCCGACGAATAAGGGCATTACGCAAGCGGTCTATGACAGTTGGCGAAAGACCCAAAATCTCCCGACGCAGAGTGTTCGCAATATTAATGATTCGGAAGTTGCGGCGATTTACAAGAACCTATACTGGGATCGTGTTTCTGGAGATAATCTGCCCGACGGCGTTGATTTTGCTGTGTTCGATTATGCTGTCAATTCAGGCGTAAGCCGCGCAGCTAAGACCTTACAGGCTGTCGTTGGCGTCACACAAGACGGCGTGATCGGCCCTGCGACCATAGAAGCCACCAAGACCTACGTCGCGATGGCCGTCACAAACAAGCGACTGGCGTTTATGCAGTCCCTATCGATCTGGTCTACGTTTGGCAAAGGATGGTCTGCGCGTATCGCTGACGTTAAAGCGCAGATTAAAGCGCTATGCGGATAATCTTACTTTGTCTTTTATTGTCTGGCTGCGCGCCGGCTAAATATATTTTTCACTGCACTGTGACGCAACCTGAGAACTGTAACTAATGGATCCGCGATTGGCGTATATAGTGTACGCAGTCGCTGCCGCAGCTTCGATAGCGTATGGAGCCAAATTGCTTTTTATGCTTGGCATCTACTTCAGGAGGACAATGGAATGATTAAGAATTGGAAGACAACTATCCCAGGAATCATCACGCTCGTTGGTGTCCTTTTCAATGCGTGGCAGACCAAGACACTTGACTGGCCTTCTTTGCAAGCCGCGTTAATTGCCATCGGTCTGATTGGCGCTAAAGATTTTAACGTCACGGGCGCATGACCACCGCAATCTTAATTGGCTTATTTTTAACGGTGCTCTACGGCGGCGTTAAAATGTTAATCGCTGACGCTTATGATCGAGGCCGGCGCGAGGAAGTCGTGCGTCGCATGGATCTTGCGGCTAAACTGAAAGCACAACAGACCAATGTCGTTATGGCCCCAAAAACCGTTGACGATACTATCTCTGATCTCAACAACGGCGCTTTCTAGCTGTCAGACAGTCAGGGAAGGGTCATGCCCTCCCCTGGCTCAGTACTCAGTCGCTCAACAGCGCGCTGTTGCCGCTGAACTGCGGCGGCTCCGTGGAACCGAAACGGCTCAATTTATCATCGATTACGGCAAGCTCCGCGCGGCGTGTAGACTTTAGCGGTTCGATCTTAGCTGGCTTCAGCTCAGTCCGCTTCTTGTATCCAATGTTCGCGCCGGTATCAGCCTTCTGCGCTATGTAGTCCGCAGCAAACTGCGCTGCAAATGCTTCGTAGTTCATAGCGTCTACGCGGCTATCAAGATGCGTAGGGTCGTTAAACGCCCGCGCATTCTTAACGCAGACCATAATAATCGCCACCTCAAACGGATGGATGTCGCGCCCCAATCGCAACGATGCCAAGTCCGCTATAAGCTGGAAATTATTCTCGATGCCGCCATACGTCTCGCCGCGCTCGGCGATGATATCAGCGGCCTGTCTTAGAAGATCGGTAGGTGTATGCATCTTTCAACAATTCCTCTCTTTCGCGCAACACTCG